GATTTTTTTCAAAATCGGGATAAAGAAATTAAGAATCCTCGGAGAAATTCCGAGTATTCTAGCGAATAGATTTTTCACAGTTATCATTAGTCTTTCCTCAGTTAATTCTAAGCTCCGAACTCAAGCCGTTCGATAACGTCATCAATCCGATGCTCCATATTCTCTACGAGATAAATGAGCGATTGAACCTGTTTCGCCATTGCACTGCCAGGAGCATCAGCATTCTCTGCTTCTGATGCAGGCTCTTGCAGCAATCGGCACAAGGGAGCGACTATGGCGGTCAGCATATCAAGCTTTTCTCTTGCAGCTCGTATTCGTCTAGCGAGGCTCTCAAGGGCTTGGTTTCCAAACCTCTCTGGTTGTTTTAGTGCGGTATTTGCTTGCATATCCATATCTGTGTTTTCTTTCTGTGTTTAATGCGCCACCCGACCATTGGGCGGCATTTGTTGTTTGTAGAAATAGTAAACCTCCGCGTGTTCCGGCTGGAGCCGATCAACGATGCGCCCAAGTCGCCCGACCTCCGCATTCGTCGTTGCGAGAAACCAAACCAGCGCACCGATTTGGAGGGCAAGCACCACGCTTACGCTCACCAGCCACTGCTTGAGGGTTGTTTTGTCGTCGTCGCTCATACTATTGTCGCCCATGAAAAGTTCCCTCTCGCCCGTGCATTGTGTCGGACAGCACGCAACCTTTCCTCGTTAGCCACACGCCTTTGTTATTGCCCCACGAGCGAGAGAAAGTTTTCATTTTTCGCAAAAGCTTTGTTCGATTCCGTCCTGTCAGTCGCGCTCATTCCGCCACGACCTCCTCGAAAGAATACGGTGCCGCCGCAAAGCCCATCTGCCCACTCACCGCTGCCGCCTGCGTTGCCTCCATCCACCCGTAGAGCGCAAGCAGCTTGGGCACGCTCTCCAGCTCACCCGCATCTTTTGCCTTGAGCAGCTTGTTAAGGAGAATCACCTTGCGATCCGCTGTGAACCCCGCCCGCCGCACATGCGCCTCGCCTGCCGCGATGCACCGCGCTGCTTCGCGCTCTGGCGCACGGGCTGCATAGGCCAGTTCATAGTCCGCCCATGCGTCGGCCAGCTCCGGTTCCGTGGGACGCGGTACCAGCGATCCACCGCTGTCACGGAGCTTCCATTGAGCGATTCCATTGTCCACCACGACCCAATCAATGTTTGGTCGGGACGCTGGGTAAAGGTGAGTTAATGCGAGTGCTGTATTCATAATTTTACGATAGAGACGTAAGACTCGTTATCGGCGGCCACGGGGTAAAAAGACCCACGGATAAACACGCCGCCATTGCCCGTATAGACAGCCACTTTCACGGCATCGCCCGCTGCAAAAGCCCTAACCAATGGTGCATTGATCGCAGCCATACCGCCGTAGCCCGCTGTCTGTCCACCGCTTGACGCTATAGGATCGGTGTAAGATTTTACGTCAATCCCGAAAGGCTCCCCATTTACATGAATCGTCGCCCAAAAAAACGCTTGCTCCGGCAGGTTGCCCAAAACGGTAAAAGGAGCCACGAGATATAGTCCATCCTCCGGCATCGTAAATGTCTTCGCAGCCGCATTCCACCCACTCGTGGGATCCACGTCTATCTTGTTGTAGGGAACGGCAGAGTGTTGGTTCGTGTCTGTCACGACCAGCGTGCCGAGGTCGTCCATGCCGTCGTTATAGACATCGAGCGGATCATCGCCGTAGCGAGCCGCGAAAACTAATTGCGCTCCCACCTTCAATATATGCTCCGCAAACGACCCATCAGCCGCTTCTCTCAATACTCGAATATCACCAGTTGCCATAAAATTACCAAGTGCCCAGCAGCACCCGCCTCCATTCATTGCTCCCCACGCATAAGTAGAGATAGTTCGTCGAAAAAAACACCTGCCCTGGCACCCCCATCGAGTTCGTCGCTACGGGAGCCGAGAATGAAAACCCAACCACCCCATTCGTGCCCACCGTAACCCCAAGCAGACTGTTCGAGATGGTGAGGGGAGATGCTACGTTGGTTGCGGTGGCGAGAGGGCCAAGCCCCAAATTCGTCCGCACTGTTGCGGGATTAGCGGAGGCAGCCCACGAGGGAAGGGCATTAGTCACCGCCGGAGCGAAGCCAGCAAGATTCGTCGCGTCCAGCGCCGCAGCAAGGCCCGATAGGTCGCCACTCCACACACCGCCGAAACTGCTGAGAACCACATTTTCGGTGTCACTGTCTATGAGTTCATCCGCAAAATAAGCATTATAGGTTTGACTCGCATAAGTCGAGTTTGTCGCAAAACCAACGCTCTCTCCCCGCTGCACCGCATTGGTGATGCGCGCATCATCCCCCGCCGCCACGGTGCCCGCCGTCGTGCCCACAGGCAGGAACAATGGCGTGTTGGTGTTCGTCAGCCACGGCTTTTGCTCAACCACTGCACCCAGCACGTTTGTTTTATTTGCAGAGAAAAAGTTCGTCGGTGCAAGTAGCACGCCGTTGGTATTTACCGTCACATCGCGCATTGTTTGCGCATTCACGCCCACATTGCCAGCAACCAAAATAGCCAGCAAGATTAGTCCCATCCGTCTCGTAAGTCCTGTAAGTCTCATAATCATGGTAATTCCTTTCGCTCCAGCTGTCCTTCGCTCACTGTGAACTCCCACACCTTGCCAGTGTCAGGATCTTTAAGACGAAAACTATCTCGCGCTGCGCTCACTACCTGAGTAATTGCTATCAAAAGAAGCTTACGCCAAGTATCTGTATCTAAAGCTTCCGGAACATCACAAATGTCCAGACCGGCGCTTAATAACAACTGTTTTCTAAATTGTTCAGTGTCCATAAGCAGTTTTATCTGCCGAATGCACAAACGGCCCACTAACTTTGAATCCGTGGCAATTTAAGCCATAGCCACCCCAGAACCCCTCAAGTCTGGCCACGTTACGAATATCAAAGTTAGTGAGCACAATGTTTGCTTAGTATGACGCGATGTTAGAGACCAGAACCAGACGACGGGCAGGACTCAAACCCAGTGTCAAAATTGCACCGTTTATATGCAAACGGCACAACCGCGTGAGGTCTAATAGGCTGATACGCGCGACTAATCTGGTAGATATGCTGACCATAGTCTAAGAACAGGTTACAATCGTTATCGCGTTGCGCTACAAACTCGAGTTCACCCATGCTAAGCTGCGGCGCGAACTTGAAAGTCCCCTCACCAGTGTAGCTTTCAGGTGTTAGACGTTTGAACGAATCACCGCCAATAAGGAAACCAATTTCGTATTGCGCCGAAACCCACGCAGGATTGCGTCGAGCTCCTTTGCCGCCGTTACTCACAGTAACGCCAATTTCGGGTTCCAGAAGAACTGGTTGTCCGTCAGACACAGTGTTAAAACGCAACGGCTGCGTATCTACACCAAAACCGAATCCGCGATAACCTTGGAAGCGATAACCCGAGATATTTTCCTCGCCGACTTTGTAAGAACCTGCCGTAAGATACAGAAGGTCCTCTTTCACGTCAGCAGTATTGCGAAACACTTCGAGTTGATCAATGGACGCCAGAACCATGAAAAAGTCACCTTTCTCAGTTCCAAACGGATCCACCAACAGATCTTCTCGCATTAACGTTCCAAGTTTATAGAGCGACCGAAAATTCATCGTTGCATCTGGCAATCCAGCCGCAAAAGATGTTCCGATAGCCTGGGCATCACCAGTAACGAGAGCATCAAAAGCCGCTCCTTTTTTGGCTAAGAATTTGACGCCAGACTTGCGAAGCAACGTCGCTCGGACATCGGCATTCATGATCTGAAGAATCCCTTTTTCCAAAGCGATTTGAGCTTGGTGATAGCTACCTTTGAAGGCTGTTCGCGAAGTTTTGATGCACACGCGCGGACCTCGACCTCGCAAAGTTTGCAACTGATATTGGTATTCGGTATTGCCAACTTCGTCGGCTTCGGCGCCAACACCACACATGTTCACATCATTGACGAAAGCCGGTTCCGCAAGAGAACTCGCTAAAACAGCGCGTTCTTGCACGACGCTTCTCACTACGTCAGACACATTAGGAATCGTGCCGCCGCCGAGAATGTTAATATAAGGAGACTTACGTGCCAATACTTTGGCAATTTGTCCCACGATACGGTTAGTGTCTTTGCTTGCAAAGTTTACTACCGTCGATGCTGAAATACAATCATTTGACATATCGAGTAATTTATAGTTAGATTTATGAGCTAGTCTTATTATCGCTGGCCATCTCAGACTCCTGAGATACTAGCAACTCTAAGCAATTGCTCTGACTAAATAACTTCGTCCTCGGCACGCTAGGACCTATGCGACCTGTGTACTGAGGAAGCAGCCTCAGCGCTCAACTACTTAGCGGTAGTTACTCGATAATGACACTATACTGCACTTCGTAAAAAAGAACACTACTTTTTATCCTTTTTCTAAACTACTCTTAACCCAACCGAGAGCGCTGCCATCCTTAACGCCGTGCAGCCAAACGCATCCATTCTTGACGAGCTCATCTAGACTATTTGGAGATACATTTCTTGCGCGATATCGCGAACGAATTTCTGGAATGTCTCTCCAACCTAAATCTTTTAGACGCTTCGCCAAATACACGTCCCAACCAATATAGGCCGGACTACCGTAAACTCCTGACAAACGCGCCATAGTTCGAGCGTCAAACAAAGCGTTACCGTTAATGTGTTCTGGAATGCCGTGACCTTCTGGAACTAAGCAACCAGCGCAACATACCTTCGGCGTCCTATTCCACGCGTTTAATAACCGCTGATCCCAAGTAGACACTAACGGAATAGCGTCGGCTTCACTCGTCAAAATACAAGCATAGTTCATCTCATTACGCTCGTGCAACTCACTTATAGCTAGCATCGTATCAAACCAAACACCATTAGGTCCGCCAGGCCAACCAAATTCTTTACGACGCGAACGATGAACGTGAACCATTGGGAAAACTTGCGTTAACGTTCTCTCTAGCCCACGATTTCTTGGGCAGTCCCAACGATACGCGACTAAACAATCTGCGCATGATACTGGCGCAACTTGTCCGTGCATGCGCAGCAATAATTGCGCTACAGTGATCGCTAAGTCGACATCACCTTCGTATACTTGAAGAACATACAACAACTTACAATCTAGCGGTGTCATAAAACTAAGGCAACACTTGCCGAATAATTCGCGAACGCGGATACGACGTTAAACGATTCGGAAAATGAATAGCTGGTGCGGTGGCCCAAGCGTCATCTTCGGTCCAAGCTTTCACTAACACCGGGTCGCTCGTTGGAATAACCGACTTAAACAACCCGAAAGCATATTGATCAGAGCAGTCCAGCACTAGGTCTTCTGTCTTAAACTTAGGATGATATGGAGCCGCCAATAGACACTGCACCATAAAATTCCAGCCGTGCGAATCTGCCGCAACAGCACACGGGCAATGATTGGCAGACAAAAACGTTAAGCGAGCTTCGTCAAATTGAATATCGCTCGGCTTTAGTCCATTGCACATAACATCCCAATCCACATGCAAAGAACGACCAGCGATCGGCACCATAGCCAGCCATCTTAATAATGTGCTTAAAACGTATTCACGATCGTGCGGTCCTGTCAAAAGGACAGAATCAGTTAGTTGCTTGAAAATACCCGGATTCGTAGCATGAGCATGCTGACTCGATAACACGACCGGTTCCCATCCAAATCGCCGCCAACTAGATGTCCAGCATTCGAGCAAATCCGCGTCTTCCAAACAACCAACGCGACTAAAATAAGTATAGACTTTCATAGTATTCCGCTAATTAAACCAGGTTTGATTAGGATTAGCACTCACAGCCGTAGGCTGACCGTACGACTTATAGCCGACATGTAAAGCTTGCAAAAACGAATCGACATGCGGCTGAATGCCAGCGTTGAGAGCTAGGCGCCCCAATTGTTGGTCTTCACCAAGAATCTCAATATCTGGGCAGAAAAAATCAGCGATGTCTTCACCACCGCGAACACGCATTCGTCGGCTTGGATTCTGCGTTTCAATATCATCAAAAACTGTTCGGTGAATTAGTAAACACCCAGTTCCTACCCAATTGCACGGATGCACTGCGTCTGTAAAAGCCATCGCTGCTTGAACGTAGTCCGCGTTATTGTGAAGCCCGTTGACTGGTCGCCCAGCTTCGTGCCTATTGAAATATGTAGCGCCCACAAATGGAAGATTATGCTGCAGCAGTCGGTGAACCACATGCAACGAAGCCGCCTCTTGAGGATATGACCGCGGCAACCGACATTGCGAACGCAGAAAATCCGGACGACCAATAGGCAAAACCATATCGTCATCGACAAACAATAACCACTGCGCACCAGATTGACGAAATCTATCGACAAGCAAGTTGCGGGTATGATAAATCATGGCATCACCCATCTCCATGTCAAAACGCACTTTCTCGCGCCCTAAATCTAACGCTATAGCCACTAAACACCAAGCCGTGACTGGATTTGTAGTTTTATACGCTGGAAAAGCCACAAACAAATCACGCCCTTCCCACTCGTCTATTTTCACCGGGAAAGCTTCATTAGTCAACTCAGCCGCACGCTCGATAATTACGGCTTCAGCATAGGCTTTGCGCGAGGCTTCTCTCTTTTCTTGACGTTTAGTACGTTTCTCTGTATTCATAAGCCTTCAGCTGCGGCCAAACCTGCTTCAATGGCGTCTTCGTCGCTCATACGCAAAGTCGCTTGAGCATCATTAGATCGAGATGATTCTGTTTTCACCGCAGCTTTGGGAATTCGCCCCGCCGCACGAACACTTTCTAGCTGTTTCGCGATTGATTCTTTCTCGGTCGTTGCACTTTCGAGTCTCGCCGCTAAATCTCTGACAATACCAGCTAGACGAGTGCTAGCAACAGCTGCCGCTGCTACTTCAGCTCGCGCTTCTGGCGTCGCTGGATAAAGCGCTTCTTGAAATGCGTTACTAAGATTAGTAACTTCAGCATTATGAATTTCAGCTGCTCGCTTATCTTCAGGTTGCATTTCTGGTGTAATTTCAATGAAACGCGCCCACGGTAAATCTTTAGTCAAAACATCTACGTGCTGTGCAATAGCTGTCTGCGTGGCCACAAATTCTTCTCTTTGACGATCCGACGCTGACGCTAACCGCTCAGAACGTTGTGCTCTGAATTTGCTTAACTCGGCTGATCTTGAGTCAACGATGTCTGCTCTATCTGCAAGGCGTCTCCGCAGTTGCTCGCGTTCGATGGCCGGCAACTTATCCAAAACGTTATCCTCCCACCAATCTGAAGATAACTTATTAAAATTAGCCCGTATTTGTTTAGCTTGAACTTCTGGTAATCCTTGCGACTCGAGTAAACGGACTATGCTATCTTCGGCTTTAGTTATCTTAGCATCGAATTCCTCGCGAAACTGAGGATCGTTCTCAGTGTCGAAGATTTGACGAAACTCGCGCAATTCAGCCAACTCTTTCGCTACAGCTGGCGCGAGAATTCCAGAAGACTCTGATAACTGCTTCTTAAGCGACTCAACTTCAGTTGTCAAAGCGTCTACAGACGCCGCTCGAGCTTTATAGTGCATCGCTGCTTGGCGCAGTTTATGGAAATTGACTGCGTTACGCGGACTAACATCCGGCGCTGGTGCCAGATTGTTTAAATCCAGATTATCTATGTCTTTCACTGATAGTTTGTCACCGCTCTCTTTCGACGTCAGACTAGAATTAGGCTCCGGATCAGACTCTGGATTAGGCTCCGGATTAGGCTCCGGATTAGGCTCCTGATCAGACTCTGGATTAGGCTCTGGATCAGGCTCCGGATCAGGCTCTGGATTAGGCTCTGGATTAGGCTCTGGATTAGGCTCTGGATTAGGCTCTGGATTAGGCTCGTCCAATAAGCCTGCTTGTTCTAGTGCCTTATTCAAACTCACCAGGCCCTGATTATGATCATCCTCGCGACCTAAGTCTAAATCGCTAGGAGAACCTTTATCAGTAACTGGTGAAGGCACGTTGTCAGATTTTCTTGATGTAGGCATAATGTTTCGGTTCATAATTACATAGCTAAATAACTACTGGAAGGTGATGGAGACTTCGTTGATTCAGAAAGCGCGAAAAGACTACTCTCATAAGCGTCCCAACCAGCTCGCATTGCTGCTAAACGCGCTACACCATCAGCAGACGACTCGCGCAAAATATCCGCCGATAATACCGCTGGGCAAAAGGTTTGCATACACGCTTTGAATCTTTCAACGCCAATCTTACTGTGAATAACCTCGCGTAAATAGGTTGAATCTTGTTGAGACCATGGGTTCATATGTTAAGCTCCTGTTGGTGTTGGGCGCGGTGGCGCGGCCGCCGCAGCTACTGCAGTTGCCGGTGTCGCATGACTAAATTGTAAAGAAGACTGCAGAGCCGCGGGCTTTGTAGCAGCATTACTATCGGTAGCCGCTGAAATTGCCGGTTGAATCGAACGACTGTGCAATGCCGATACATTATCAGCAGCCTGTTGATCCAATGCCGGCTGATCAGCGAATTTCATTAAAAAAGCTTGAGTCTGGTTAATGACTTCCAAAACGTCTTTAATAGCGTCTAATTTCACTCCCTGCGAAGCCGCCAAATTGATGTGCTCTTGCGCGTGTTTAACTACTGCTTGCAGCCCGACACTCACGGACTGCAATGGCAAAGCCGAAACATCTTGATCCGGCCGCGGCAAAAATCCAACTAATCTATCAGCGATAACTGATAAGTGGATTAGCGCATCGTCTGTAGGATCCACCGGAACATTCGCACCACTCATTAAGTCCGTAAGTTCGCCTATCTGTTGGCGTTGCTGTTTCACGGCGCTAAGCGGACTTAACTCCACATTCATAAGTCTTTCGGCCGCAGACGCTCCTAATTTTGAACTGATATCGCGACGCATTAACTCAACCGTGTCAGCTTTTGTGTCCATTGCATAGCGCCGAACAACTAATTCAAGCGCACCCGACTGGCTAGCGATAACATCTTCAATGGACGCCCGCGGACTAGACGCAGCCAACGCGAGTATTTGAAGTGGCGTTAATCCATCTCGCATCATACCAACGAGACACTTGACAGCTTCGGCGTCTACGTGACTTGGTAACTCGACAAATTGCCAAGTTTCATCCCCAGTCTGCTCAAGTTGCGAAAGAGACTCGGCCAATGACAAATCATACACTGGTTGTCGGCCTTGCTGAATAACTCCGATAATCATCTGCGCAGCTTTAATGTTGTCAACTGAGCATATTGATCGTTGGATATTAGCGATAATGTTGAAAAACTGATCAGCGAAGCGCGCTAAAACTCCAGCGCGAATCTGCGCGTCAATGCTTGCCACGTAGTTAACTTCGCTAGCAGTTCGAGAACTTTTCTCCTGACCGCTTTGACCTGGCATAAAAGCTCCGACCTGAATCTCCGCTTGATTCGTTGCGTGCCTATCAAGCATCTCAAAGGCGTCAGCGTTCACCGAAAAGTTAACACCTTCCAAAACTTCGAAGTTCTCGTCCAAAATAGCAAATGGATGCATAACCGACAAACTTATGTTATCTCTATCACCAATGCCGGAACCGGCGGCTCTAGACCGACGACGAACAAGCAAAAGCCCACTAAGATGCAGTGCGTCGTGGATAAGATTGCGCGATTGTTCTACGGCCACATGCGTATTATACAAATTCCGCAAAACTCCCCGAGAAGACTGCAAAGAACCGTCGCCTTCTTCAGCAGACAAAAGCGCCAGCGAATGCTCAATCTTAGCCGACGGATTGCGTTGGAAGAACAGCGGCGTCCCGTCATTGCGATCAAAGATATAGTGATCTAAACCGCCTAGATGATTAACCATCCAAAGATGCGCGACTTTAAGAACCTTTACTACTGCAGAAGGCGACTCGCTATTTCGGCGAATCTTATCTTCTTCTCGTCGTGCATCTTCCTCAGCCGAATTTCCAGATACTTGGGTTTGATTTTCGCCGCCACCAGCCAACTTAGTTCGCAACGAATCTAACTGCCATCCAGCATCGCGCGCATCGTCCCCGCGCTTAAAAACTTTAAGCATGTCATCTAAAAATAAATCTTCACGACAAGCCCACAATTTCACTTCAGAAGCTGTCATCGGACAACCATCCGCGAAAAAAGCATCATCGGAGCGCATCAAAACTGGACGCCAATCATATGCATCGCGCGGACAAACTGCACCAAATCCAAAACCGACAACTTCTCGAACAGTCCGCGTAACGAAATCGCCCCACCCAGGCCACTCGCGAATTGTATTTGTGATAGCCTGACGAAACACATCTTGCTGAGCCGGACTACCTAAATTGCTGTCTTTGGAAAAAGACGCGAACGTTAAAAGCTGCAACTGATCAATAACCTGCTTATACGGAGGTAAAACTCTAGCTAACAGCGTTGCCATAAACCCAGTTGGCCGATTGCTTCGCCAAGATTGACCAGCGGCTTTTAATTTACGAGCATCCCACGGTTGATCGCCATTTAGCTTACGTGAAATAGCTGCGTTCTTAAGCGTACGAGCTTTATTATCACGCACCAAATCTTTGTAGTTATTGAACGCATCTGCGAATAAGACAGGACGAACGTTAACTTCGCCATCAGCGTTAATGGGCGCCTGGGCGCCAACCGAAGTATTATTGGAAGTTGTATCAACAGCGACTAAATTCATAGCTTAAAATGTTATTCTTACTTAGCGAAAACTTGAAAAGATGCTATATTTGGCCAACGATTATCCGGGCACCTCTCAAAAAGAAAAAGCGATTTCGATACAATCAAGCATTCACACAATTGACATTGACCATTGACGTTGTGTGGACACACTGCACAAATACCGCGTCTTGCTAGCTTGAGCTCAGGGCTAGCCAGCATTTTACGACGGCGAATCACTGACCACAAAAATTCACCTAGAAACTTAATAAAATTCTTTACTCCAACTAACGTAACTTTCATCATGTTTAATCCTTAATCCAGCAAGTTGCTGGTTGACTGGTGCTAGGCTTAAACTTAGCAGACTTCAACCATACAGCTGTTCGATTGTCGTGCCCGTGAATTTCGCATACTCCCAATTGACGTCCGCGAATTACATCCTGACCATCACGTAAAATCGTCCCCAAACGACTCGCCGCATCGCGGCATGACGAGCAACTGTTATTCCAAGGCTTGTTAAATGGACAAGCACGGCATATATCAGCGCGTCTTTGAGCTTCGCTCTTACTCACAAGTGAGTCTCTATTGTGATTCGAAGCATTTTCCAAAGTAGATTCCAACCATAACAACATTTTCGCCGTTAGCGGTAACTTTGACTTTGATTCATTGTCTTGACTTGGTTCGCGACTGTGCGCCGCAGATGAATACATTACATGTGCGTTAGACGGACAACACATGTGCGGATATTTCCCGCAGATGTATTGAATAGCATCTTCTTGAACGGTGTCTATTGCAAGACCGTTGTCGACACGGAATTTTACAAGATTATCTAATAACTCACGAAAAGTGCTACCACGAATAGGTTCTGGCAGCTCAGTGCCATGGCTATCACGCACAATCATGTGCCAGCCGTTAGGCATAACAATGTCCTCAATTACACGTTGCGATAGAGTCGGGTTCATTAGCATTTACATCATATCTAAAAAGTCTAAAGAATCTACTACACCGACTCGCGGCTCATGAACATAGTTTTTTTCTATTGGTCGATTGGCAACCATTTCACCAACAAGATTAGTGTTCATGCGAGCGCAGTGCACGGCCATAATCGCCGAATCGAAATAATCCGGAGACTTGCCATTCGCACGGCTTTTGTAGTCACTTTTAGACTCTAAACGCAAAAATCCTCGACCCGTCTGCCTGTAACGTCGAGCTACGCTCTGTTTCTCAAACTCTAACCAGTTCACCGACGAATGCAACTTTAGAACGTCAGTCTCGGCTAACTTACGCACGGCGAAAGCCATCTCCGTAACGATGTCATCATATTGTGCGGCACATATCTCCTGGTCGTCTTCGAGAATACGTGAATCTGTAGCTGACCAACTAAACATAATGCCAAGAACGTCCGAACCAAAAATACGACATAGGACATCGTGAACTCCCGTTCCAGCTCCTGTCCTATCCACCGCTAGCCACGCAGGTTGAACGTTCGCATTTTTGCACATGCGCATGATAGCGCGAGCTTGATCTAGCGTGTCGGCCTTTGGCATAGCCGACTGCTGCTCAAGTTGTATGACGCGGCGCGACAACGATCCGAAAGAATGAAACTTTCCAGTCGAATCTGTCCAACCACTAGCTAACCCCGTTCGGCCAAACGTAAAAATCCGAGAATCGCCACCTTCAAAAGCTAAATCCACAGCCGCAAAAGAAATTGCCGGACCAGAAAAGACAAATGTTCCTTTCATTCGAGCTAGGAGTCTCTCCGTCATAACAGACGTAGCCGCGTCAGCTTGCGGAAACCAACCACGAGCCATAGTGTAGTACTCTGGACTCTTTTCGCCTACTCGACGTAAACGCTCGAATCCTTCATACGTTTGCAAACCCGGAAAAACTTCGCGCTGTTCTACGACATTCTCACTCCGCGCTCCATCGAGTCTGATGACATTGAAGCCACTAGATGACGTCCACGTTTCATCATTTTCGATATCCACAGATGCCCAACCATTTTCAGGCTCAGCCAAAACACCGAACCGGCTGTGTGAATCCCGTGGATTCGTAGCCGCGAATATCTTCACATTTTGTCCCTCACTGTCGTCTGTCAAAAGAATGTTGCCAACGTCCTCCCAAACGCCTTCAGGTATTTCTTCAGCTTCATCGAGAATCACCATAACTCGACTAAGACGCCCATAGCGCGGATGCTTGATTAAACGCGGAACTGGATGAAACCCGCGTAGTCTTCCTCGACCATTGTCACCTGCCGGAATGGACGTAAGTTGAATGCCCTGCTTCATGTCATCGTTTACACTAATCGTAGACGACCGAATCGTTAAATCTGGAACTGGGACAATTGTTCGAGCTAAAAGGTTCTTTAAGTGCGCGAAAACATTCGTCATAGCGTGCTGGCGTGTCACCGATATGACTTTAATACACGTCCACTCTGGATCGGTCAGATAATCTAGACCGAAATACACCGCGCCAGAATATGACTTTGACAGCGAACCGCCGCCCATAATCAAGTTTTTTGAGTGGTTCTGCAAACCCTGCCATACTAACTGTGTGCAACGCGGTTCATGCGTAAATACATCTGGGCCCCACAAAATCGTTGCCGCCGGCCGATAAAACTCTAAAGAAAGCAACCGCTTAATAAACTTCCACACTAAAAATTGACATTCCGACGTGCGCAAAGAAATGCGATTAGCTGGCGGATTCGTGACACAATTGCGAATAACATACTCAGCCGCATGAAAAATATCTTCTTCTCTGTTGTAAGCCTCCCTGAGTTTATAGGCGCGTTCTTGATAGTATTCTTCGCTAAAATTCGTTTGAGCTTTCTTTTGTGCGGCCTCTTTTTCGCGTTGCTTCGCCACGTCGGCAAGATATCTAGGACTGCGCAATCCGGTTCGATTAAATTGCAACTGCAATCCTTTTGTTGTCCCTTTGCGCATGCTACACTAGCGACTCTGCGAAATCAAGGATTCTTTCTGATACTTCTACTTGAATGTCCGTCTTCAATTCACCGGCAAGCTTAGCGTCAATCTCGAGCGCTCTAAGCTTGTCTGGAATTTTTGCTCTAGTAGACTTACCGAAAGTCCCAATCCATTCTTGCACTATCGAGCTATCTTCGTCGAGCATCGCCGGAGTCGCTCGAACTACGTCTGCCAAGAATCGTCGTTTTTCCTCAAGCGATAAAAATCTTGCCCGCGCATCGAGTTCCGCAGCCTCCTCGCGAACTTCATTAGCATACGCTTGAATATCCGTGCGCAAAATAAGCCTCTTCGCTTGCTTTGTGCACAGATATTTATCGTAGCCTTCGCGCGGATCTACTGTTCGATATTTCGCAAAAGCCTCAGCGTAAGCCCGAGCCAAGGGCGCGCCCTCAATAAAATGCAGATGCACGAACTTTCGCTGTGGCGCTGTCAACCGTCTTGCTATAACACTAGCCATGTTTTACCCTTACCACAAATAATCACTTTTGAACACTATTCAAGCACTAAACTAGTCCGAGTCGAATTGCCGCGAGAGCTATTAACGCTGCGTCGCATGTAGCCAATGACCACTTAGACTCAGGCCATTGTTTGCGACAAACTTCAAGTAGCTGTTTTTTGCGTGTCGCCCGCTCACGGTCCCGCTTGTCCGGCGCTACGATAACATTCATCCATCGTAAGGGCGACAAGTCTACGAGTTTTGATTGACTTAAACCTAACGTCACACCACGAATAAACTGCCAATTGCCAAAAAGCGTAGACAAGTATGCGGCTGGCAAAGCGCGACCAGCGAACTTAGGAATCTTCTCTACAACAACGGCCGCGCACTGTTCTGTGTTATGTGCCATCAGCCATTGCACGAGATGAGATTCGTCATCAAGCATCTTTTCGGCTGTTACGACTCGATGAGGTGCCGCACATTCTATAACGCACAAACCTCCGCTTTTACCTGGATCTATTCCGACGACAAATTTAGAATACGTTTTCATACCTATATTTTAGTGCGTTATACGAGTTTGAACATTCTAAATATCAAAACTAACCCAAAAAGCCCAAGAGGCAGGTTATAGTCCTTTACTCATAAGCACCTTACGACAACGACTGGCCGCGTGTGATTTCGTAAACAAAAAGAAGTGGCAGGTCATAACATACACGCCCTCAACTAAGTACGACAACGACTGGCCGTCGTGTGAAATGAAACAATTTTTATCTAGCAAGTCATAAGCCAATGATAGTCTATATCTTCCAACAACGACTAGGGTATATATTTCTATTTTTTAAGAAAAAAGGAATTCTATATAGAGAGCCGCTTGTATATTTTCCGTAGTTATATGTAGTGGTCCCCTATATAGAATTGCCTTTTTGCAAAAGACGGCTCTATGTACCCTAGTCGTTGTCATTAACTACTTAATTCCAACTACTACGATCTTGACTGATGGCCAAAAAAACAGCCGGCTGCTATGTTGTAGCGTATAACACCCGCTCGTTCGAATCACTTATGACAACGACTAGCCGTCGTGTGATTTTAGACGGCCACACACGACGGCTAGTCGTTGTCATAACCATGCTGGATCGCAATTAACTATAACCTGCTAGATCGCTATTTTTTATCTAGTAAGTTTTTATCGACTCGTCTTCAACATCTTATGACAACGACTAGCCGTCGTGTGATTTTTCGGCAGTTTTGGATCAAAAAATCATCGCTAAATTCAACTGCACCTATGCAAGTCTCTATCGACTAAGACTGTGATTTTAGTGACGTTTTCAAGTGTTCGAGTTCACAATAATGTGATAAAACTCGAGTCTTATGCAAAACCTAGCCTATAAACCCTCGGCCTATGCACAAGGTGGATTCCCAATTACGCATCACGGTGCTAAAACTCATAAGATTCTTCGACGATCTAAGCAGCCGACTTTAGAGATTGCTGTGCTCGTTCGAGTATGGTTTTCAAGCTCGCCACATTTCAAAGACATCTGTTACACATTACTAAATAACTGGAAGACGCATAAGCCATACCGATGGGAGCGCACACTCTACGGCATGTTCGGGCATGCACACGACAAACATCCTTTACGAATAAGTCTGTGTAAGAGTTTATCGCAGCCTTGTCCGGCTGTTACTTCTTCGGATCTGGCATTTTTTGCTTTTCAAGTCATAAACGGCACGCAGCGTCTAACACACTTTATGCGATATTTGCGATCTAATTCTACGGCAATTCGTGATTGGCAATTACTGCGTATGCACCTAGAGCCTATAGCTCCGGAGTTCACGAGAGACGTTACAGATTGCTTAGAACGCGGCCGTGATTTTATTCAAGTCGGCTCGGCTCTTAGAAGTCATCGGTGGCATTCGAATAGTTCTAGCACTAAGTTTATTCGAGCTGAGACGCAAAAATTAGCGAAAAATTATTTTTAAGCAAGCTGCTAATAAGTATTTACAACTTCAAGACTTTTGGTATTTGTTGAATATGAACCCAACTATTCGAGGATTTTTGCCAATACCTAGCTCGCATCGCTCAGTGCTTGTTGAGCAAGGACTACCGTTAGCCTACGTCGATGCCGCTTGGAAATTGATAGTATGCACCAACGCACCTCAGCATGAATGGGCCTTTATTACCGGGGCGGCCTTACATCGTTATTGGGAACGCGGCGATTTGCATCACTTCTTAACAGCTTCACTTATTCCGACTTCGGACGTTACTATAGTATGTCCTGATGAGCGTCTTCTAAAAGCTCGCATCCTATCTTACGGAGAGTAACTAAACTTTTGAGGACTCGGCGTCTTCAAATAACACAAAAACCATCAACAATAGAAAAATAAACTATGTCAACTCAATCTACTCCAACGGCGGCTCGTGTCGCTAAACCGAAAACTGTTCCGAAAGCTGCACGAATGAAAAAAAACATCGCAGCGCGGGTTGCTAAAAGCGAATCTTCGCAAAAAGCTATTCCCTACAACGGCCGAATCCGGTCGCTGTTGCGAGCTTTCGTAACGGCCATTCCAGACAAATCTGAGAAGAAACGCGCTCGCGAAGCCGTTAAGCAGCTGATCAAATTTGAAGACGTTCGGACGACTATTATTGACCTATCGTCGGAGGAACAGTTTTGCGAGCTGTTGAATTTCTGGTTTAATGCGGGTGCCCCTAAAGACTCAGAAAATGTCTAAAACAATCCGAAAGTCGTCGAAAAAAATAACTTCGATTGAGCGCGCTCGTGAAATTATGCGTTTGCGCGAACAATTAAGTGATCCAGAAGAACGTTTCACGGCGCAAGAATTTGCGTCATTGCGCGGTCGCATAGGCGGCTTGCGCGGCTATGGTTCTCCTGGTCGACGTTTAGGAGGTCAACGTGGAGCGGCGGCGCGCGCTGAAAATGCGCGCCGCCGTAAAACGGCCACTCAACAACAAGAAGAAGATTCTGTTGAGCTTAAAACGATAATTGCTAATTCAGCAAGGAGGTCGAAATGAATGGCGTAACGTTTTGGGTTGCTGGCACCCCGAAGGGCCAGCCACGACAGAGGCATTTTGCGATACAAATCGGCGGGAAGTACACCGCTCGGGCCTATACACCGGGGACTGTGGAATCATGGAAGTCGGCTATCGCATTGGAAGCGAAAGAGAAAGGCCTAAATGGATTGATGCACGAGCGGCCAGGTCTGTCACCATTGCAATCAAGGTGGCAAGATTGTGTTCAAGCACTTCGACTTTTGCTTCGAGAAGTTCTTCTTTCGTGGGCATGTTGGGTAGGCGGTAAAAAGAGAACTATATCTTCAGCGAACACTAAGGATGAGCGGCACTCAGCCGCGAAGTGAGATCTATGAATACAAAATCAAACGTCGTCGCGGGTGAGTGTTCGCTCGATCCGCTTGTTCGCTGTTGGTCTTGCAACGGAACGGGAATTGCCTGCCGAGCCGCAATGAACACGGCAAACGTTGACATCCCGTGTGACCGGTGCAAGGGGACTGGCAAGTGTCCGAAAATCATGCGCGAATGGGAAACGCTGGGGGAAGCGTATCGGGCTGACCGTCAGATGAATGACGCTACTCTCCGCGAGTGGGCGAGGAAATTGGGTGTCGGCGTTGTTGCGCTTTCGCAGGCGGAACGCGGCATCATAGACCCCCGCTCGTTACATTCAGCGAAAGGCCAAGATGACCCACACCCACCGGAGAACGCGCCATGACAACACCTGAAAATCACAAATCACGAGCAACCCCGACCGCGAAGCGGGTGGGTGTTTCGGTCCATCGCCCTGTTCGCAATAATTTCTCCCTTGTCGGACGACACCCGAGGCGCAAGCCACGTAGAGGGTCGAGAGGGATGGCCGCAAGACCGACACGAGGCACGGCCCGGAAACCCGTCACCCGTAAATGCGGCGACGTGACGCACGACAGGGATGCATCGCCAAGAGCGGGGATCAAACAGACCTGTGACAGCCGGGAAAGACCGGCGCTCCCCGGTGTCGGGTGCTGCTGGGAGATCCCGGTGGCTACTCGCGAGACCCGGCTTGATAGGGCTTCGGCCTGCCGGGGAGTCTTTTTTTTGCGAACGACCAAGTCGAGACTAGATCTCCTCGCCTACGAAGCCCACGAATGGCAGGCTTGGGAGATCGTTAGAACCACAAACAAACACAAATTTCCACTACTAACATAAATAACATGAACATACGCAAAGCTAAGAGGCAACATATTGGAAACTACAGGGAAGAAGGCTTCCACTTCCAAGCAACCTTCCCAAAAGACACAACCGCCGCCTCAACAGACTCCAAGCTAACCCAATTTCTTAGGCTCATCGAATCCCTTGGGCTACTCACGGGATGTAGTTCCACTCCCCTATTCTGGGACGGCCTAGTCCACAAAGAAATATCCCACTCAAAAACAACCGAGGAAGATAAAGAGGCAGTAAGAAAGATGCTCCTACAATTAGGGGCCAACAAAGTAGGGACCTCAATAAATGTTGACCTCTGGCATAACCCAAACCTCCTTGAAAAAATAGGAGAACCTGAGAAGTCCCCAGAGGCATGGACCTGGGAGACTTCCACGACTATGTAATGAGAGAGCCAATCGCAGGCTGTGGACAAATGCCTGCGCCTAACGTCCAAGATCACGAATCGCCGGAGCACGGCGGCGATTCAAAATAAACCGTTACCGGCGATTTCGTGCATCGCCTTGTTTGCAATCTGACAACACTCAAAACCTATGAAGCTAGAAAATATCACAATAACAGGAACTATCAACGGCGAGCCAGTTATGGTAATGCTCGACAACGATCAGATCGCAATGCTGCCAAGTTTGATCGCGGAGCGCGATAAGACCAACAAATGCCGAGTGGCTAAGCTCGATCCGAAGGAATACACTCTATCGAAAGTTTCTTTTGTGAACGTTAAAGGTGAGGCACAGCCGCCGGAAACGCCCGTTTCCGACACAACGACAAATGAAAACCTATGAATGACAAAACTGAAGCGCGGGCGGCTGTTGGCTCCAGCGCCTTGTTAGGCGGATTTAGTGTGGTCATGCTCTGTCTTGCTCTCGCTGAGATGTGGTTGAGATATCGGACGGCGGCCATCATCATCGGATGCACCGTCCTGCCGCTTGGCCTTCTGTGCCTCGTCATGGCGATACTGGCCGAACTGCGTGGCAAGTCCGACCAGCGCCGCAATGCAGCACATGAGATTGAGGCGAAAAGAAAGAGTAGCGGACGACCGGATGGAACTCTCCAATGCGGCCACGCTGAAACCGAAATGGAGACAAAAAGGGAGAATAGATAAATGAAAATAGAACTAAAACTAGGAGTATTCGCAAAGCGCATTAGCGAGCAACTTGGCGACTTGCTGACTGAGCAAGCGGCTTTTCATTTAGACAAAGATAATGACTCGATAAATAGGCTGTCTATTCGTGGGTATCTTTCCTCTAACTCGAAAATGACAATGCGAAAGAAACTCATCAAGAATTGTGTAGCTGCCATAAACGATAACCAAAACAATAGCGATTATGTTTATTCGGCGAAC